GGGACAGGCGGCGGGGCGGAGCGTTTCACCTTCGCGCGCCACGATGCCTGTGCCGGGCGGTCGGGCTGGATCGTCAGCGGGTTCGAGTCCTGCGGCGCGCGTCTCTTCTTCTGGATCGCCGCGCGGCACCCGGCCCTGAACAAGCCGGGAGTGGGTCGTGACGGGAACAACACTGCAGCCCACGCAGGAGCACGGCCAGGCTCGACGGAGCCGGTCGAACGAGCATGCGCGCGGCGATCCTCATTCACATCCGCTCGGCGTGTCGCCGGGCACCAGTCGACCGGAGTGGGTGCTGCCGTTGCAGGCGGCGCTCAGGGCCTCGGCCGGCTGGCGGCTGCCGTCACCAGAGGTGGGGGCGGTGGCCATTCTCACACGCGCGCGAGTCGGGCCAGCGATCTAGTGGCCAAGAACGAGAACGAGAGGAGCCTCCGTAGCGAGAACGGAGACGGCCTGACTCGCGCGCACTCTCACACCGGCGCGCCCCGTCCCAGCAACGGGGCGGGGCGCGCCTTCTTCTTCGCGGTGGGGGCGCTGGAGTCGTGAGCGATCGCCTTCTCCCCGAAGTGTGGCCGCTGCACCATGTCGCCAAGGAACTCGGCAAGGCGACGCACGTGCTGGTCGAAGCGTCGAGCGCCGGCACCTTCCCGCCGGTGTTCCGCATCGGCGCCGTGTGGCACGTGCGCGCGGACCTGATGCGCGCGTGGATCAACAGCCAGCAGGCTCCGGCCCCGGCTACTGCTGAGCAGCGGGAGCGGGTGCGTGCGGCTGGACAAGTCGGAGCGTCCCAACCGCGTGCACGCCGTCGAGTCCAACCTCGTGCGCGTAGCGCAGCGTCGTCTTGATCGACCGATGGCCCATCAACCGCATCACCACGTCGAGCCGGACGCCGTTCCGCACCAGCGCGGTGCCGAACGTGTGGCGGAGCGCGTGCGGGTGCATGCGCCGGTCGCCGCACGCTTCCTTCGCGGCGCGGAACACGTCGTCGATGTAGTGCGTGCCGCCGGGCAGCAGATGCCGCGCGTCGGCGCCAGCCGCGAGTCGATGCATCATGGCGCCGTCGATGCTGTCGGCGAGCGGCACGGTGCGCGTGCGCGTCTTGCCGGGCACGATCAACTGCCGGCTCTGCTGCCGGAGGTGGCCGGGCTCCAGGCGCGCGGCTTCGCTGCGGCGGATGCCGGTCAGCGCGAACAGGGTCAGCACGTCGCGCATCCGCTGGTCGGCGATCTTCGCCAGCACGGCCGCGAACTCGGCATCGGTGAACCAGTCCATGGCGGGCTCGTCGGCGCGCGGCCGCTCGACGTGGCGCACGGGATTCTCGCGCACGACGCCGCGGCGGATCGCAACGGCGAACACGCGGTGCAGAGCGCGCAGGTCTGCGTTCACGGTCGCGGGGCGCACGCCGTCGGTGTTCAGCCGGTCGCGGATGAACTGCTCGAGCATGTCGAGCGTGATGCTGCTGATGCACGTCTCGCCGGGGATGAGGCGCTGGACGGCGCGGAAGTGGTCGGCATACCAGCGGACGCTCCCGCGCGTGCGCTTCAGCCGCAGCTCGTCGAGCACCGTCTCGCAGGCGTCGTAGAGCGTCTGCGCCGCCACGGGGTTCGTGGCCTCGCCACGCATCACCAGCGCGGCGCGGTATGCCTCGTCCTCGGTGTCGAAGCTGCGCGAGAACTGCCGGCGCCCGTCGGTGTTGTCGGCCCAGCCTCGGTAGGCGAACGATCCGTCGGCGCGCTGCCGGCGAACGACGTAGGGGAGCCGCTTTCGGGATGCCATCGGGCCAGCCCGTGTAGCCGGCCAAGTAGCCAAGAGCAATCTGCGGGTGCGGGCCGTTGCCCGCAAACCCGCATGGGAACTGGAGGTCCCGCCCAGAATCGAACTGGGGTAGACGGATTTGCAATCCGGGTGCGACGAGCACCTGGCAGCGCCTCCAGCGGGAACGCAGCCGACGTAACTGGCTGCGCAGGAAAGGGAACCATGCTGGAGAGTAACCGTCAAGCCCGCGAAGGCGGAGTAGGCGAAAACGTCGCCAAGGTAGCCACGCACGTAGCCACGCCGTCCTACCCCGTCCGCGCCGTCGGCAAGTTCGGCGTCGTCTCGATCGTGCCGCCGAATCCCCGCGTCGAGTGGGGTCTGAGCGAGGACCTGCTCGCGGTCGGCTACGCGCAGTGCGCAGGGGGTGGCGCGTGACCGACTACGCAACCTTCCTCGCCGCGAAGCAGCGAGTCGACCGGCCAACCGGGTTCGACGCCGTCGACGTCAACGGGAAGCTCTTCCCGTTCCAGCAGGCAATCGTGAAGTGGGCCTGCCGCCGCGGGCGTGCGGCGATCTTCGCCGACTGCGGCCTCGGCAAGACCGGCATGCAGCTCGAGTGGGCGCGCCAGGTCATGGCCCACACCGGCGGCCGGGTGCTGATCCTGGCGCCGCTCGCCGTGGCGGCGCAGACGAAGCGCGAGGCTGAGAAGTTCGGGCTGTCGGGCGTCGGGGTCGTGCGGTCGCAGGCCGAGTGCGAGTCGTTCGCCATCTGCGTCGCGAACTACGAGATGCTCGCGCACTTCGACCCGTCGCAGTTCGCGGGCGTGGCGCTGGACGAGTCGAGCATCATCAAGAACTTCACCGGCAGTCTGCGCAACCAGATCATCGAGGCGTTCGCCGCCACGCCGTTCCGTCTCGCGTGCACCGCGACGCCGGCCCCGAACGACTACATGGAACTCGGCAACCACGCCGAGTTCGTCGGGTCGATGTCCCGCGTCGAGATGCTGTCGATGTTCTTCTGTCACGACGGCGGCGACACGTCGCAGTGGCGGATCAAGGGGCACGCCGAGCGCGACTTCTGGAAGTGGGTCTGCTCGTGGAGCGTGATGCTCCGCAAGCCGAGCGACATCGGGTTCGCCGACGACGGGTTCGCGCTGCCGCCGATCCAGTTCTTCGAGCACTTGGTCAAGGCCGACCCGCTGAAGGCAGGCGTGCTGTTCGAGGTCGAGAGCCCGTCGCTTGCCGACCGCAGGAACGCGCGGCGCGCGAGCATCGGCGACCGCGTCACGAAGGCCGCTGAACTGGCGAACGCCAACGGCGAGCAGTGGCTCGTGTGGTGTGACCTGAACGACGAGAGCGAAGCTCTCACCGCAGCGATCGAGGGAGCCGTCGAGGTCAGCGGCAGCGACGACCCCGAGCACAAGGAGCGCGCGATGCTCGACTTCGCCGCCGGGAAGATCCGCGTCTTGGTGACGAAGCCGAAGATCGCCGGGTTCGGCATGAACTTCCAGTCATGCCGCAACATGGCGTTCGTCGGGCTGAGCGATAGCTACGAGGCGCTCTACCAGTCCGTGCGCCGCTGCTGGCGCTTCGGGCAAGCGCAGGAGGTGCGCGTGCACATCATCACCGCCACCACCGAGGGGGCCGTGCTGGACAACGTGAAGCGCAAGGAGCGCGACGCCGAGGAGATGGCGGCGCGCATGGTCGCGAACATGGCAGACATCACGAGGGGGGCGATTGCGATGACGGAGCGCACGATGAACGACTACGCGGAGCGGTCGGTGTCCGAGGGGCTGTGGCGCATGGAACTCGGCGACTGCGTCGAGGTGCTGCGACGCGAGCCATCCGACTCGGTGGGTTTCTCGGTGTTCTCGCCGCCGTTCGCGTCGCTCTACACCTACAGCGCGAGCGATCGCGACATGGGGAACTGCGAGAACGACGAGCAGTTTATGCAGCACTTCGGCTTCCTGGTCGACGAGCTGTTCCGGGTCACGAAGCCGGGGCGGTTGCTGTCGTTCCACTGCATGAACCTGCCGACGAGCAAGGCTCGCGACGGCGTGATCGGCATCCGTGACTTCCGCGGCGATCTGATCCGGTGCTTCGCCGAGCGCGGGTGGATCTTCCATTCCGAGGTCTGCATCTGGAAGGACCCCGTGACCGCGATGCAGCGCACGAAGGCGCTCGGCCTCCTGCACAAGCAGCTGAAGAAGGACTCGTGCATGAGCCGCCAGGGCATCCCCGACTACCTCGTGACCATGCGCAAGCCGGGCGTCAACGACGATCCCGTGAGCAACACGAACGAGACGTTCCCCGTCTCCGAGTGGCAGCAGTATGCGTCGCCGGTGTGGATGGACATCAACCCGAGCGAGACGCTGCAGGGCGCGTCAGCTCGCGAGGAACAGGACGAGCGGCACATCTGCCCGCTGCAGCTGGAAGTCATCCGCCGCGCGCTGCGGCTGTGGAGCAAGCCGGGTGACCTGGTGCTGTCGCCGTTCGGCGGCATCGGCAGCGAGGGCTACGAGGCAGTGAAGGCCGGCCGTCGCTTCCTCGGCGTCGAGCTGAAAGAGAGCTACTTCAAGCAGGCATGCGCGAACCTGCGCATCGCGTCGCAGCAGACGCGGCAGCGCAGCCTGTTCGGTGCGGTGGAGGTGGCCTCGTGACCCCGCCCCTCCCCGACCGGATCGCGGCGGCGATCGACGATCTCACGATTGCGCAGGCCGCATGCACATGGGCCGAGGCCGGCACGTTCACGCTTCGGTCCGAGAAGGATGATCGCGCCAAGGAGGCGCGCGACGCACGATCCGTGAACTGCCAGGCTTCATTTCCTGGTCCCCGCGGCGACCGCAACGGATTCGACGAGTCGCCGGTGCAACCACCAGAACGCCCGCCGCAGCTGCGCACCGTGCTGCTGATCGTCGCGGCCTACGCCGTCACGCTGGCGGCGCTGTCGCTGGGCGGTGGGGTGCTGATGCAGTGGTGGAGGTCGTCGTGAACGCCGTCGACCTCTTCGCAGGCCTCGGCGGATTCACCGAGGGCGCCGAGCGCGCCGGTGCGTCCGTCGTGTGGGCCGCCAACCACTGGCGCGCGGCCGTCGACATCCACGCGGCCAACCACCCGCGCACGCAGCACGAGTGCCAGGACCTGCAGCAGGCCGACTGGACGCGCGTGCCGACGCACGACCTGCTGCTGGCCTCGCCGGCATGCCAGGGCCACAGCAGCGCGCGCGGCAAGGAGAAGCCGCACCACGACGCTCTGCGCTCCACCGCGTGGGCCGTCGTTTCGGCCGCCGAAGCGTGCCGGCCTCGCGCCCTGATCGTCGAGAACGTCGAGCGCTTCCGGAAGTGGGCCCTGTTCCCGTTCTGGTCGCTGGCGCTGCAGGCGCTCGGCTACCGGCTCAGCGAGCACGTCATCGACGCGGCCGACTGCGGCGTGCCGCAGAACCGGCGCAGGCTGTTCGTCGTCGGGCTGCGCAACCGGAAGCCGATGCCGGCGCTGCAGCCGAAGGCGAAGCACATCCCGATCGGCGACGTCGTGCGCTTCGACCGCGGTGAGTGGAGCCCCGTCGACAAACCGGGCCGCGCGCCCGCCACGCTGGCTCGAGTCGCCGACGGCCGCCGCCGCTACGGCGCGCAGTTCGTCATGCCCTACTACTCGCTCGGCAGCGGCATCACGGGGCGCCCGCTCGATCGGCCGGTCGGGACCATCACGACCATCTCGCGCTGGGCGCTGGTCGACCACGACCGCATGCGGATGCTGCTGGTCGACGAGCTGCGCGCCGCGATGGGTTTCCGCGCCGACTACGTGCTGCCGGCCGTGAAGCGCGAGGCCGAGAAGATGCTCGGCAACGCCGTCGCGCCGCCGGTCGCCGAGTTCCTGGTGCGTCGCGTTGCGGAGGCGGTCGCATGACCCTCCGCCACCCGAACCACCGCGCCGCCATGCACTGGCTGCGCCACGGCGAGGTCGCCTGCGGTCGCGCGTTCGACCGACTGCGCAACCGGCTCTGCGCCTCGACCGACGCCCGCGTCGCGACGTGCGCCGACTGCTGGCGCGTCATGGTCGCGGTCGTGGCGGCCGACGACTTGGACCGGCTGAGCGACGAGCTGGTCGACGAGGTGCGCCTGCACGTCGCCGCGATCCCGAGGTCGGGGTGGCGCGCGTCGAGGCTGAGGAAGGTCAACAACCGGAGGCGAGATGGCGAGGACCTACGACTACTGCGCGACCTGCCGGCAACCGAAGCCGCCGAGCCGCTGGGCGTACTGCTGCAGGCGATGCCAGGACAGCCGCGGCGGACGCGAACCGGAGGCGCCGCCGGACCTGGTCGACCGGCTCGTGTCGGTCGTGTCGGCGCGCGACTCCGCGGCGCCGTGGGAGCGGCCTTTGTTGGACGCGGAGGCGAGTCGGATTCTGCGAGAGGCACTGAGAACCTGAGCGCGAAGGAGGCGCAGCGATGATGCCGGCAAAGGGAGTCATCTACGACCACGACGAGTTCCGCAGGCTATGGGCGTCCGGCATGTCGGTCGTCGACATCGGCAAGCACTTCGGCGTGAAGCACGCGTGGGCTTCGATCCAGGCACAGAAGCTCGGGCTGCCGCGCCGGGCGACCGCTCACAAGAAGCTGCCGATCTACGCGATGAAGGTCGCATACGAGAACGGCAAGACGGGCGACGAGATCGCCGAAGAGCTTCGCTCGAGGTTCCCGACAATCTCGGGAACGACCGTGCGCAGGATCTTGCGCGCGTCGGGCGATGTCTCGATGCGACGCGGCATGAAGCGCGGCGCTCCGAACGCAGCCGAGTGCGCTCGCCTCTATCGCGCCGGCCTGTCGCGGCCGGAGATCGCGCGACGCATGCGGTCGACTGTCGAGCGAGTCTCGCACGCCATCCGACGCGTCATGGGCTCCGGCCCGCGCGGTGGCGGGGTGCGCGTCGACGTGTCGACGATCCGCCTGCTGAGGTCGCAGGGGCTGTCACAGATCGAGATTGCCAGACGCGTCGGGTGCCATCGGATGACGGTGAGTCGCCACCTGGGAGCGTCGGCATGACGCTCTGCATCACGCTGCCCTGGCCACCGACGGAGCTGAGCCCGAACAAGCGTTTGCACTGGGCCCGCCTCGCCAAGTTCAAGGCGCGGTATCGCGAGGCGTGCCGCATCGAGACCCTGCGCCAGCTGGACCGCAAGCAACCGCGGCTGGCCGATCGACTCGCGGTGCTGTTCCAGTTCGTGCCGCCCGACCGGCGCAGCTACGACCGCGACAACCTCACGGCGCGGATCAAGGCGGGCATCGACGGCATGTGCGACGCACTCGGCATCGACGACAAGCGCATCAAGCGGCAGACGACGGAGGTCGTGGAGTCGGTCGTGCCGGCGAAGGGCGCGGCGTGCGTGCGGGTGTCGCTGGCCAGCCTCATCGAGTCGCCGGTCGCGATTGAGCGCGGCGCCGACGGGATGCCGACGAGGCTCTACCTGTGACCATCTGCCCGCACTGCCTGCGCGCACCGGCCGATTGCCTGGCGCCGGACGCCTGCACGATCTGCCCGTGCGCGCTCTGCGTGTCAGTTCGCGGCGGTGCGGCTGGCGGCGATGGCGGCCTCGACGCGGGCGGGCGCGACCTTCAGCGCGGCGGCGAGGGCCAGCACGGTGGCGCGCCGGGGGCGGTCGACCTTCCCGTTCCGCAGGTCGAGCAGCGCGCGCACGCTGATGCCGACGGTGTCGGCGAAGTCGCGGTAGTCGCCGGCAACCTTCTTCGCCAGCAGCAGTTCGTCGAGTGTCTCGGACATGGCCCGGCCGAGGATAGGCAGGACTGCCGAAAGATTCTATCCATGGCGCTTGATTCCGCGCGCAGTTCTGCCGATAACTGCGTCAGAAACAACCCCGGCCGCTGCCCAACTTACCAGGGCGGAGCAGCGACCGAGGCCAGATCCGCGACCCTCGATACCAAGGACCACGAACCGATGGACACCGTAGCCTTCGTCCCGACCCTGTTGCAACAGCTGGAAGCCGCCTGCGCCGGCAAGCCGCTGCACAACCCCAAGACCGACGCCCTGCTGGCCGAGCGCCGCGCCGCCTACGAGGCCGAGCAGACGCGCGACCTCGCCGGCCTGAACCGCGAGCAGCTGGCCGCGTCGGTGCGCCGGATGTTCTTCCAGCAGTCCGGCGAGCACGTCAGCACGGACTTCGGCGTTGACCTCCTGATCGACGACGAGGGCGAGATCGTCAACGCGGCGGTCGGCAGCGTCGCCGAGTTCATCGAGCACTGGGGCGCGCCGGTCACGCACGCGCGGGCCGAGCAGATCGCCGACGAGGTGCGCGAGCGCAGCTACCGCGACGAGCTCCGCGAGAGCCTGGAGCGCGCCGTCGAGCGTGCGGGCGAGATGGCCCGCGAGCGTGCCGAGGAAGCCTACCGCATGGGGAACTACTGATGAACCGCTCCATCTTCCGCAAGGAGATCGCCGAGATCGCCACGAACCTCGCGCGCCTCAACCTCGCCGTCCACGGCATGGGCATGCCGACGTGCGACCGCGACCACCTCGACTACCTGCTGGCGTCGTGCACCTACTTCGCCGACCAAGCCAACGCGATGGCTGGGCGGATGCTGGTGGCCGAGCTGACCGATGCCGACCGCGAGCAGGCCGCCGAGGCCGGGAGGCGCGCGTGAACACCGCCTCCCCTGGCCTGCTGTCGTCGCTCGTGTGGGTGCGCACGCTCGACTGCCTTTGGGATACCGAGGTCGGCGACGTGATCGCGGACCACATGCGCCAGTGCGTCGAGCCCGTGCCGGCCGACGAGCTGTTCCAGACCGCGACGTGGCTGATCCCGAACGGCACCGAGCTGGAAGCGCCCGAGTGGGCCGAGATGCGTCGCAAGGCGGCGGCTCCGGCGCTGCGCGTCGACTTCGCCAACGGCCTGACGGTCGTGCTGCTGATCGGGTGGAGCGACCGTTGCGGCTGCGGAGACTGCAAGGGGCTGCCGAGCCTGCGCGTGGTCGAGGTGCACCAGCGGGAGGTGCGCCGATGAACCCTTCGGCCACGATCATCGCGCAACTGCGCGAGCTGCAAGCTCTCACGTCGGCGCGGGCCGACATGCTGGAGGAGTCGCGCGACCAGGAGCGCACCCGCGCGGAGGCGGCTGAGGCCGAGCTGCGCGAGCTGCGGAAGGCGATGGTCGGCGCCGTCGAGATCATCGACGAGTGCCATTCGGCTCTGTGTCACTTCGGCCAGCTGACCCCGAACAAGTGCCGCGACATCGCGGCGCGCATCGACGCATGGAGGCGGTCGTGAAGCCGCCCGGCCTCGCCCCGTCCCGCGCGTCTCGCGTGTCGCTCGTCATCGCCGTGCTCGCGGCCATGGCGGCCTTCGCGTGGGACGCGCATGTCAACTACCTGATCGCTCACCAGTAACCGAACTAACCAACCCAGAACGAAAGGAACCGAACCTATGGCTATCTCACTCGCAGACATCAAGCGCAGCGTCAGCGGACCACCGCGCCTCGTCACCTACGGCGTCCCCGGCATCGGCAAGAGCACCTTCGCCGCCATGGCGCCGTCGCCGATCTTCGTCCCCGTCGAGGACGGGGCCGGCGACCTCACCGACTACGAGGGCGCGCCGCTCAACGTGCCCGCCTTCCCGAAGCCGGCCAGCTACGGCGACGTGCTCGACTGCATCGCGTCGCTCGTCAACGAGCAGCACGACTTCCAGACGTTCGTGCTCGACTCGCTCGACAAGCTCGAGCCCCTGCTCTGGGACTTCGTCTGCAAGCGTGACGGGAAGGAGTCAATCGAAGCCTACGGCTACGGCAAGGGCTACACGGCCGCCGCGATGGAGTGGCGCAACTTCCTCGACGGCTGCGAAGCGATGCGCGCGCGCGGCATGACGATCATCCTGACCGCGCACAGCACCGTGGCCCGCGTCGAGCCGCCGGAGACCGACCCGTTCGACCGCTACCAGATGCGGCTCCACAAGACGGCCGAGGCGCTGGTCTGCGACTGGGCCGACGCGGTCCTGTTCGCGAACTACAAGGTCTCGTCGGTC